GGGGAGTCCGACAGCGCGATGCTCGATCGCCTGCTCGTCACGGTCGAGAAGTCGTTCCAGCGGGAGATGAGCAGCGATGACGAACTGCTGCGGTTCGCCTACAAGGATGCGCTCAATGAGGTCGAGGCCGACATAGAGCGCGTCATGAAGGTCTGCGGCATGGACACCGACACCACTATCCTCAAGTCACAGGGCAACACCGAATGAGCAACGAACCGACGATCCCGACCACGATCCTTGCAGCCGCGCTTGCGAAGAAGGCGGCAGACCGAGCCGAGCGCGCCCTTGAGGCTGCGCGTGGCGCACGCGACGAGGCGACCGAAACGCACAAGGCGGTCGCCGTCATCAAGCAGGGTCCAGTGGGTCCGCAGGGTCCGGTCGGTCCCCAAGGCCCACAAGGCCCACAAGGCGAACCGGGCCGCGACGGGCGCGACGGCGAGTCGATTGTCGGTCCCCGTGGTCCCCAAGGGGAACCCGGACCCCAAGGTGAACCCGGCGAACGTGGTCCCGCTGGGCCTCGCGGCGCACGCGGTCCCGCAGGCGGCGCGCCTGTCCTCGTAAATCCAGAGTTCGAGACTCTCTCCGTGCGCGGCAAGACCACGCTGAAGGGCGACCTTCAGGTGGACGGCGACTTCACGCTCGGCGACGACGTGACGATCGCGGACACGCTCACGGTGGGCGGCGCTGCCGACTTCAATGGCACGGTCGACGTCGATGGCGCAGCGACGCTCAACGCAAGCGTCAACCTGACCGACAAGCAGGACTCAAGCAGCACCACCACGGGCGCGCTGATCGTTGAGGGCGGCGCAGGCATCGCAAAGAACCTGTACGTGGGCGGTCAGGTGAACGCGACTTCCGGGACCGCGAGCAGCAGCACGACCACGGGCGCGCTTGTCGTGGCTGGTGGCGTTGGCGTGGCGGGCGCGATTTACGTCGGCGGCAACGCGGTCATCAATGGAGTGAGCGTTGGCGCTGGTCCGGCAGGCACGTCAAACACAGTGCTTGGCGCGAGCGCAGGTGCTGCATTGCAGGCCGGAAGTTCCAACAACGTCCTCATCGGGAGTCTTGCGGGCGATTCAATCACTACCGGAGATTTCAATACGGCTGTAGGTCATGCCGCATTTAGTGCGGCGACTACCGAAAGCGAAAATACCGCAGTCGGATATCTGGCATTGGCTAACGCGACCACAGTCGGTGGCGTATCGGCAATTGACAACGTGGCTTGCGGATTCCGTGCATTGGATGCTTTGAATTCCGGGCGCTTTTGCGATGCTGTCGGCGCGTATGCCGGATGGAAGATCACAACTGGCCAGAACAATGACGCGATGGGCTTTGCGGCGCTCGGAGGCAACACTACCGGATCGCACAATGTGGCCTTGGGCAAAGAAGCCGGACGCTATCAATCCAACGGAAGCACGGACCTGCAAGACCCTGAAGGGTGCGTGTACATCGGATCCGAATGCCGTGGACTCGACAACAATGACAGCAATACGGTGGTGATTGCTGGGCGCACCGCATCTGCGCGTGGCGTGTCGAATGGAGCGAACACCACGACGATCGGCAACAGCGCCACGACGGGGACATTCATCCCCGGCGGCAACCTCACGGTGCAGGGCGGCGCGATCACGGCGCAGGGCGGATTCATCGGGACGCCGATCACGCGAGGCACGGCGTTCAACGGGATGCTTGATGAACTCGGTTTTGTCGAGAGCATCGGAACGATCGGCGCCACATCAGTCGGGCAGATCGCCTACTGCCCCTCCAATGACCGCCTGTACTGCACAAGCAACGTGGCTGGCGGCGGCGTGCGCGTCATCAACCCTGCCACGAATGCGGTCGTGGCGACGATTGCTGCCGGACGAACCTCTTACATCACATACTGCCGCAGCAACAACTGCATGTATGTCACTCGGATCAGCGACGATGATGTGACCGTCATCGACTGTGCAACGAACGCCATCGTGACCAACATCGCTGTCGGTGACGCTCCTGCGGGAGTCGCGTACTGCCCGACCAACAATCGCATTTACGTCTGCAACGACGGCGATGACGATGTGTCCATCATCAACCCGGCGACGAACGCCAATCTGAACACGGACATCACAGTTGGCGACAGGCCGGAGGGGATCTTCTACTGCCCCAGCAACAACACGATGTATGTGATGAACAGGAATGACGATGACGTTTCGCCAATCGACTGCGCCACGAACACCAAGGGAACCGACATTGCCGTTGGTGATTCGCCTCGGGATGGCTGCTACTGCCCGGTGAACAATCGGCTTTACATCGCAAACCTGCAAGATGGCGATGTGACCGTGATTGATCCGGCGACGAACACGGTGGACGGCAGCGACATCACAGTGGGTACATCGCCATACGGCGTCACATGGAACCCGCTGACGCAACGGCTGTATGTCACCAACTTTGGCGCCAACTCAATTATGACGATCAATCCAACCACACAAACCGTGATGCAGACCGTCGCTGTGGCATCAGCAAATCCTTGGGGCAGCGCATTCTGCCCAAGCAATGGGCGCATGTACATCGCAGGATCAGGCACAAGCCTTGTGTATGTGACCACCTGAAAGGCATCCCATGCACATCAACTACGACAACGACGGCAACATCCTCTCGGCAGGCTACGGGCTTGGCTGGAGCGGCATCGAATACAACGACCCGCTACCCGCTGACTTCATGGCCACCTTCGCGCTCGGCAAGTACAAGGCGCGGATGGTGCTTGCGGACGAGCAGCCGCAGCCCTACGAGGATCCCGAAACGGGCGAGACTGTAACGCCCGAACCCGTGTACGTCTTCGGCGGCATCTACGAGGTTCCCGGCTGGGTTCCGCCGCCAGCGCCCGAAGCGCCCTGATGTGCAGCCGCGAGCGCGTCATCCTGCGAGCCGCGAAGGCGCTGGCGCGGTCGCCTGCGGCGCGGTGCATCGACCCTGACGCGGCGATGCCGTGGCTTCCGTTCACGGCGGACGGGCAGCGCATCAGGACGAAGGCGCTTGACGAGCCGCTGCGCGATGTGGAGGCGAGGGAACTGCGCGCTTTCGTGGAGGCGATCGAGGCGATGATCGGGCCGGAGGTCGCTGACCTTCAGTCGTTCGTGCGCGGATACCGGGGCGACCCAAGGCGGCTCATAGACGAGACGATGTCGCGCGCGCGGTTCCTCGGCCCGACAGTCACCGATGCCGTCCGGTCGGCTGCGCTGCCGTACGCGACGCTCATGGCGAATGCTGGGGCGTCTGCCGCGATCTCCTCGCTTCCGAAGCAGATCCTTGAGCTCGAGTCGATGGTGCGGTTCGCCGACCCGGCAGCGGGAATCCTGACGGCCAACCCGCTCGCGGTCAATGCCGCACGTAACTCGGCGGCGCGCATGGCCGAGACGGTCTGGGGCGGCGTTGCCGACCGCGTGTCAAACGTCATCGCCAGCGGCATCGAAGAAGGGCTACCGATCCGCGACATCGCGCGAGGCATCGGCGAGTTCGGCTTCGACAGGTCGCGCGCGGAGATGATCGCGCGCACCGAGAGCGCGTACGCCTACACGGAAGGGCAGGTCGAGGCGTGGAAGGAGACTGGCGTCGTTGTCGGCAAGCGATGGGTGCTGTCGCCTGACGCCTGCGAGTTCTGCGAGGCCGCTGCCGACGAGTATGCCGACAACCCGATCCCGCTGGGCGAGTCGTTCTACGACATCGGGGACAGCCTCGAGGGCGCGCTCGGGAGCCTCATGGGCTTCTCCTATCGTAATGTCGACGGGCCTCCGCTCCATCCCAACTGCCGTTGCGCCATGATCGCCGAGATCGACCCAAAGTTCCTGCCATGAGCCTGACCAAGCACCTATCCGCTTCCATCCGCAAGAGCGCCGGCAAGGCGCGCACCTTCACGGCGACGATCACCACGGACAGCGTGGACCGCGACGGCGAGGTCGTGATCCCCGCCGGGATGAACAGCAAGGACTACGAGCGCAACCCCGTGCTCCTCTACGAGCACGACACGCTCAAGCCCATCGGCAAGATGCTGAAGATGCGCCGTGGCGACCGCGCGATCGAGGCCGAGTTTGCGCTCGCGCCCCGCCCTGAAGGACATACGGGCGACTGGCTTCCGGACACCGTGGGCGCGCTGCTCGACTTCGGCGCGCTCAACACGATGAGCATCGGCTTCCTCGGCACGGAAGCGCGCCCGGCGAGCAAGGCGGACACGGAGCGCTTCGGCGAGGGCGTGCGCCGCGTCTACGGCAAGTGGAAGCTCCTTGAGGTC